CATACATCGCGTTGTGAAATATTTTTGTGGAAGAGGACTCTAATATATCTTTTAACCAGTCCAATACTTTCTTACGATCCATATTACCGCCGCCCTCATGAGCAATTGGAAAATATCCTTTGTAAAAAGAAGTAGCGACAGCGATGCCTATAACTTCTCCATTACCAATAATAGAGCCTGATCCTTTTTTTATAAGGTCAGGATCTCTGGTTTCTAAATCTATTGCAATTTCATCTACTTGTCGCAGGTCTGGAAATTCTGTAGGTTTTACCCATTCTGTTTGAGCTTCAAATTTGGGTATTCGCATCAGCTACTTTCAATAATTGTTTACGATTAGGAACATCATCCATAAAAATAATTTTTTTATTCATTGCCTGAGCGATGGCAATTAAGGAATAATAAACATACTTGCTTTGTTTTGACCAGTCATTACTTTCACAAACTAGTATCCTGCTATATGTAATGTCTGATATATCTTTAAGTTCAAAATAACGTTTAAAAATAGGGAGCCGTCTTATCTTAGCATAATTAGCTTCCAAATTAATATTAAACTCTGATTCATAATTCGATAGCCAAATATATCCTTTAATTTTTTTATAACGAATAAGGCCTAGAACCCATGAAGCTTCATCTATAAGGCCTCTATCCATGTTCTGGTATTGAAAATCTTTATAACCCATATCATGATGCTCATCAATATTAACCAGGATAGTATTAGAAGGAACATAAGGATAATGAAACTGATGATCTTCAGAGAAGTAAACTTCTTTAACATCTCTAACCTTATTCATAAAGTATGAAAGAAGCTCTTGATGTTGGTAGGGAGACCTTACCCAGTCACAATCAATACTTAAAGTGTAATTATTTTTATTCATTAAGAATAATCTCTTTCAATAATCATATCAATATAATGTTTAGCCTTTTCTAGGTCCTGTACTTCTCCTTTAGATGCATGCCTGCAAATATATTTAATAGCACTTCCTTCTGCAAAGAGCAACTTGTTCTTGTTTATAAACTCACTCGGTTGGATTTTCATATCTTTGTAATGAGTTCCTCCAATTTGTTTACTGTAGACTTTCGATGTCATATCCTTTATCCTCCTTTTTTGCCGCCATAATATATAAATTTTGTTTAGTACGTGTGACGCCCACATACCAAACTCTGTTTTCTTCGTCTTCTTTATCCCGACTTTTTTCAATAGCTTCCCGGATAGTTTTAGTATTGTCCAAGATAAGTAGAACGTTATCCGATTCACCACCTTTCGCTGCATGAATCGTTGATAATTTAACTCTAGGATCTTTAGATAATTCTTCACCACTTTGAAGCATATCTCTAATATATAAACTGTCCTCAGGTTCAGTTTCAAAAACTTCAAACCACTGCTGAGTAGGGGCATAACCAAATTCTTTTAGATTATACATTCTCTCTTCAGTTTTGGGAAAATCTTTGCCAAAGTATTCAAATAAATCTTTACATTCTGAAATAGAGAGCAATGATCCATTGGTCCAACGAGTGTAGTTTTGTATGGCTGCGTAAAGTCTTGTTTTATAACTCTTTCTATTTTTATATTCAAAATAAATTCCCATCTCCCTAAGAACAGGTTTAAGTTTTATTAATTTATCATTGTATCTAGCTAACACTAACCACTTTCCTTCATGCAAAGGTACATCTTCAATAGAAGTGACAGGATGTACATATCCATCTTCATCTCGTGCCTTCCATTCTTTTTTTATTCTTCGTTCATCTGGTATTTTACTTAAAATATTGTCAGCAATGTGTTGGACTAATCTTGGAACTCGATAGGATTGTGGTAATATTATTTCTTTTGCAGGTTCTCGTTGAAATCTTTTAACATCTGCTCCGGCCCAGCCATAAATAGCTTGATCATCATCGCCAGCCAAGATAATATGCTTGGAATTTTTCTTTAAAACATCAAACATCTTCCATTGAATCGGCGATAAGTCCTGTGCTTCATCAATAAAAACGACGTCATATTTCGGACACAATTCTGCCGCAATGAATTTTTCTATCATATCTGTAAAATCTTTAAGGTGAAAAGACTCTTTATAGTTATCTAATTCATCCTTTAAAATACCTAATAAATTTTTATCTAAATCTTGAGAATACATATCCGTGTTATATTCTTCCTCAGTAGATATTTCTTTGATTCGAGCAGCATTAATTATATTAAAATATTCGCTGTCTGAATCCACGAAACCTGTTTTCTCTTCTCCATTACTATAAACTGTTACTTCTATACCTACGCTTCTACCTATATCTTCGTAGTGTTCGTCCTGCATGACCTCACTTTTTTTCATTCCTAGTTTCCAAAAAGCTAAAGAGTGTAGAGTTCTAAAATGTTTTAAATCTTTTTCCTTGAGTTGTTTATTTTGATCAAGCATTCTTTCCTTAGCTTCACCGGCTGCTTTCTTAGTAAAAGCAAAGTATCCTATCTTATCAATAGGAGTTCCTAGTTTAAGAAAGGTTCGAGCGTAGTGTAAGAGACGTGTAGTTTTCCCTGTTCCCGGAGGCCCGTATATTTTTCTCATCATCCGGTCCTCGCAAATATTTCCTTAAAAACTTTATCTAATGCTTCTATAATTTTATTTTTATCGTTTTCTAAATAAATTGCAGCTTGTACTGCTCCTTCTAGACTATCTCCCAATGCTCCCAGCCCTCCATTACAAGATCTACATAGCCACCCTCTAAATGTATTGGTTCCATGAATATGATCTATTTGAAGTTTTTCTTCTTTACCACAACACTCACAACGATTGGGTTTTGGGGAAGCATTCCTTCGTGCCTCTTTTTCCTCCTGGGATAATAAAGATTGACATTTCCGACATCTTGTATCAAGCGTATAGATCCCATTCGCCTTTGGTCTATGTCTAGCGAAGGCTGTTACAGGAAGAATCTCATGACAGTTTCTACATTTGTTTATTTTGTTTTCTTTTTCATGTTGTGGGAAAAAAGATGTTTGAATCATTATAAAATCTCCGTTTTATGTTTTATGTTAGTGTGATGAATCGGAACGTTTTCAAATTCTTTTATAGAAATTTTTACAATATTTTTAGTAGGCGTGTTATATTTTCCCTTATCTTTGGCAGGGAATCTTTTTTGATCTAGAAATTCTATGTCACATTTTTTATAGGTTGCTTTCATCATAACGCCTGTTTTATCTTCGTTGTATTTCCAGTTCTTGGATTTTAATTTGTCATAAAATTTATCAAATTTAAAAAAAGCATATCCTTCTTCTATTAAAACTGTTCCTGTCTTAAATCCTGCATCATTCATAGCTTTAGGACCATTAATTTTGGCATGAAGTACATCGTGTAATTTTTCTTTAGAACTTGTTCCTATTGGAGGGTTAACTATTTTTTCACTTTTCCATAAAGCATCCAGAACTATTTGATCTTTATCGCCTTTGATAATTGGTGGGGCGAATCCTGCAGCTTTAGATATTGAGTTTCTTCTTTTACGCTGGTCGTTAACATGTTCAACCGAACGACAATGAACTGTAGCCGTGCTCACTCCATCTGGTTTAATTACATCAAATTCATATTCTGGTTCAGGATCAAGATCTATTTTTTTAAGATTAGTTAAGATTGGATAACTTCCCTTAGAACCAGCCAGTACTCCAAATTTTTTCTTAACACAGATTCCTTTTTTACAATGTTCGCTAATAGGCTCTTGAGTACAGGTAAAACCTTTTTCAGACTTATTCCATGATCTTAGTTTTGCATTTAGAATCCTATCATCCCATGCATTGGCATGTTGTTCTTCAAAATATTTTACAGGTGCATTCTTAACTTTTTGTTTCCATGTGTCTGGATACTTTAGCTTAACGAAGACATGATAATTATACATGAATCTGTCTTTACCATCGAATTTAGGATCTTTCATAATAGTGGATAGTGTGGCCAGACAAGGAGGCCCTTCTCTAAAGTCTTCATCGGCTCCCTCATAAATTGCCTGATCAATACCTTCAGTAATTTTATTTAATTTGTCTGGATGTACAAGATTAGATTCGACTAAAGGTATGAACTGTTCAAAAGTAAATTCTGTTCCGTCTGTATTTAAAGCTCTTCTTTCTGTTTTGTTAAAATAAGGCAGATTAATAAATTGTCCTGGTCGTAGTCCTCCTCTTTCAAGATCCCGAGTTAATTGAGTTTGCTTTGGAAAAATTTCTGTTTCTGGTTTGAGTTTAAAGAGAGGAAGGAGATTACTTAAAAAAGATTTTAATGTAGCCGCATCTACAAACTTCTTCATGAAGATATATAAATGAATCGATCCACTTTTAGATAAGATAGGAATTAGGGGTAATTTGTATTCTTGAATTTTATCTATAATAAATTTTCTATCAAAATTAATATAATTTTTTGGATCTATATCAATAATTCCATATTTAGTTTCCCCCTCTTCGTTGCAGGGTTGCATTCCAATTGATTTAATTCCGTTTAAGTGATCAATGTAAACTTGATCAGTGAGTTCTTCATAATTCCAGCGATAGTCTCCTGGTTTTAATTTAAGCTTGCCGCTATCAGGATCACGATAAGCATTCTTGATATTAGCGACACCATAGGCTCCTCTATAACCATTAAAAATCTGTATATATTTCTTTTCCATAAATATCTTTCCATGGGCCCTTCAGTCTCCCTCCAGGCCCACGTCATGCATGCTTTTCTCCTAAGAGAAAACTAGAAATGCGATTCAGACCCTTTCGGTTTTTCCTCGCCATGTTTTGCTCTAACATTTCCTTTTGAAATGTTTTCAGAAAACGTTTTGGCTTGTTGATAGAGTGAACTATCACTGACTGGTCCTACCTTACTTACTTCCCAACCAAACCAAGTGCCTTTGTCATTAGACAATTGAGTTGTTTTTAGTCTGTAAATATGGCTAAAAGATGCTGGAGTAAATAATCCATCTTTACCTTTTAGTTTTAAACCACTCATCATTGAGTTCCATTTTCTACTAATTTTTAATTGAGTAGATTTCATAGAAATCAATGCAGTTGAAGGACTATCGCCTAAGATAATCACAAAGTGCGATGCAGTTTTTTCGATATAATTACCGTTAGGTAATCTATCTTTATAATTTGCATCTGCCTTTGTTTTTGACATGATGTCGGATGAAGATGGGTAGATGTTAATGGGTGCACCTAAACCTTCTCCTCTATCCTTCCATTCAAGATATTCAAGTTTATAAAAAGCTGGAATAACATTAATGCCTTCCACCCCATCATATAACTCTCCAGTAACAGAATTGTAAATCATTCCTGCTTCTGCACCTTCCACATATTTACCATCCCTTTTATTTACTTCGGGAGATAATTGTGCAAGGATTTTTAAGAAAGGCAACGCTAAGTCTTGTTGACCTATACTGCCTAATCCTTTCCCCATGTCATCTTCAAACACATTGGCTGGAAGAGGAGCATCGGTTTTTTTTGTCATGGTTCCTTGTTCTTTGTTCATTGTTTCCTTGTTATTTTTGTTCTGTTGCCTGTGAACAGGTTAAAAAGATCAGGGGGAA